AAGTCCTTGAGTACCTTGTGTTCCTTGAGTACCTTGAGTACCTTGAAGTCCTTGAGTACCTTGAGAACCTTGAGTTGTTCCAGCAGGTCCTTGAACACCTTGAGTACCTTGAGTTCCTTGAGTACCTTGAAGTCCTTGAGTACCTTGAGAACCTTGAGTTGTTCCAGCAGGTCCTTGAACTCCTTGAGTACCTTGAGTTCCTTGTGTTCCTTGATTACTTAAACCTTGAACACCTTGAACACCTTGACGACCTTGAGTACCTTGTGTTCCTTGTGTTCCTTGAAGTCCTTGAGTACCTTGTGTTCCTTGATTACTTAAACCTTGAACACCTTGAGTTCCTTGAAGTCCTTGAGTACCTTGAGTTCCTTGATTACTTAAACCCTGAACACCTTGAGTTCCTTGAGTACCTTGACGACCTTGAGTACCTTGAGTACCTTGAGTACCTTGATTACTTAAACCTTGAACACCTTGAGTACCTTGAGGTCCTTGAGTTCCTTGATCTCCTTGAGTTCCTTGAGTTCCTTGAAAATCTCCGCGAGCTCCTCTAAGCCCTTGAACACCCTGATCCCCCTGAACACCTTGAAAATTACTTAAAGATCCTTGGACACCTTGGACACCTTGAGTTCCTTGAACACCTTGAGTACCTTGAGATCCTTGGGTGCCTTGGGTTCCTTGGGTTCCTTGATTACTTAATCCCTGAATCCCTTGAGTACCTTGAGTACCTTGGGTTCCTTGGGTTCCTTGATTACTTAATCCCTGAATCCCTTGAGTTCCTTGAGTACCTTGAGATCCTTGGGTTCCTTGGGTTCCTTGATTACTTAATCCCTGAATCCCTTGAGTTCCTTGAGTACCTTGAGTACCTTGAGTTCCTTGATTACTTAAACCTTGAACACCTTGAACACCTTGAACACCTTGACGACCTTGAGTACCTTGTGTTCCTTGAGTTCCTTGAAGTCCCTGACTACCCTGAGTTCCTTGATTACTTAAACCTTGAACACCTTGAGTACCTTGAGTACCCTGAAGTCCTTGAATACCCTGAGCCCCATATTCTCCACTAAGTCCCTGAGTACCCTGAGATCCTTGAATTCCCTGAGTTCCTTGAAGTCCCTGACTACCCTGAGTTCCTTGATTACTTAAACCTTGAACACCTTGAGACCCCTGAAGTCCTTGATTGCCCCGAGTGCCTTGAGTGCCTTGAGATCCTTGAATTCCTTGATTACTTAATCCTTGAACACCTTGAGTACCTTGAGTACCTTGAATACCTTGTGTTCCTTGTGTTCCTTGAGATCCTTGATTACTTAGACCTTGAACGCCTTGGGTTCCTTGAATACCTTGTGTTCCTTGAGTTCCTTGAGTTCCTTGAGTTCCTTGAATTCCCTGATTACTCAGACCTTGGATACCTTGAATTCCTTGGGCACCTTGAATCCCCTGGGCACCATATTCTCCACTAAGTCCTTGAGTACCTTGAAGACCTTGAAGACCTTGAAGACCTTGAGTTCCTTGAGAACCTTGAGTACCTTGATTACTTAAACCCTGAACACCTTGAGACCCCTGAAGTCCTTGAGTACCTTGAGTACCTTGAGACCCAACTCCCTGCGTTCCTTGAACACCTTGAACGCCTTGAACACCTTGAACGCCTTGAACCCCCTGAGATCCATATTCTCCACTAAGTCCTTGGATGCCTTGAAGTCCTTGATTACCCAACAATCCTTGAAGTCCTTGAGCACCTTGAGTGCCCTGAGACCCAACCCCCGGTGTTCCTTGAACACCTTGAGCACCTTGAGCACCTTGAGTTCCTTGAGTTCCTTGAGTACCTTGAGTTCCTTGATTACCCAGAAGACCTTGAACACCCTGGGTTCCTTGTGCCCCATATTCTCCACTAAATCCCTGAGTACCTTGAGTACCTTGAGTACCTTGATTACCCAGAACGCCTTGAGACCCCTGAATTCCTTGATTACCTTGAGATCCTTGAAGTCCCTGAATACCTTGCGTTCCCTGAAGACCTTGAACACCTTGTGCCCCATATTCTCCACTAAATCCCTGAGTACCTTGAGTACCTTGAAGTCCCAGAATACCTTGGATACCTTGGACACCTTGGATACCTTGAGTACCTTGATCACCTAAAAGACCTTGAACACCCTGATTACCTTGTGCTCCATATTCTCCACTAAATCCCTGAGTACCTTGAGTGCCTTGAGTACCTTGAATTCCTTGATTACTTAAACCTTGAGTGCCTTGAGTACCTTGAGTACCTTGATCACCTAAAAGACCTTGATCACCTAAAAGACCTTGGACACCTTGGATACCTTGATCACCTAAAAGACCTTGGACACCCTGATTACCTTGTGCTCCATATTCTCCACTAAATCCCTGAGTACCTTGAGTACCTTGAGTACCTTGATCACCTAAAAGACCTTGGACACCTTGAGTTCCTTGAGTTCCTTGAAGTCCTTGAAGTCCTTGAGTTCCTTGATCACCTTGAGATCCATATTCTCCACTAAATCCTTGAGTTCCCTGAGTTCCTTGGAAATTACTTAAAGGACCTTGTATTCCTTGTGTTCCTTGATCTCCTATAAATCCTTGAGTTCCCTGAGTTCCTTGACCACCAAAAACTCCCCGAATTCCCTGAACTCCCTGAAGACTATTAGCTTCTCTTGTTGCTTTAAGTGATGGAGAATATCCAATAGTTACTTTGTTAATTTCTTGGTGTGACGAAGTTGTCGCAACAGAAATTTGTGCGGATGATCCAACAACAATATTATAACCAGTACTTCCAAGAGAAACTGAAGGCATTATAGGGATTCTGTGGGATTTACTATCACCATACCATCCACAACTTTTGTTTTTTTGCCGATGGAAGAAATGACAATTACATCATAATAATATCTTCCAGGACTCAGACTAGAGGTAATTGTATTTGCAAGAGAGACAACTACCTGTCCAGCAGCAGAAACAATTCCTACATTAAAAGATGTAGAAGAAATTGATTCTGGGTGTTTTTTAATCTTTGATACTCCACTATGGCCAGTCAAATCCAAAGGAGATCCGTCAGGGTTATTGACAGTAAAAACTTCTTGATAATCTGTACCCTTCTCTATGACAATATTGACTGACGGAACTGCCATTTCCTTAAATTATTCTTTTAGTTATTTATTTAATAATAAAAAAGAATTATTTAATACTTTTAAGAATCAACTCAATCCTGAACCAGAAATCACAAACGTAGTTGTTATTCCAGAAACACAAAGTATGTTACATACTCCATATTGAGCAAGTGTTCTATTTCCACTAGATGCTGTTCCAGCAAGACGAAGTATTACATTTGTTCCTTGAGTGATTGTTTGATTGGAACTAGAATTATTAAAAATTGCAACGGTGTCTCCAGTAGAGAATACACCTGCAGGCACAGTAACTCCTCCAGTAGTAATCGAAATATGTTTTCCAGAATCAGAAACATCTAAGATATAAGCAGAAGTTTTTGGATTCTGAGGAATAGTCTTAGAATATGTAGAGCTGGTTGCATTTCCATCAAACGTAGTTGCAGTTAATGTATTACTAACTCCATTATAAGTTAATCCACTATCAATAAATACATTTTGCGCACCTGTAGATTGATTCGCTACGAGAACTACAGAATTTGTTGTATCAGCGGATGTTGTTGCAGAAATATTAACATTAGTTGCATTTGTTGCAGTACCAAAAAATGAATTGGCAGTCACAATACCAGCAACATTTATACCCGAAGAGCTAATTGTTACCCCAGATCCAACAATTACTGATGTAGCAGTTACTTTTCCTGTTATAGATACGCCATCAATAAGAGTGGAAAGTTTTTCAGAATTATCATAGTATAACTTTACATCTCCACCATATGTTGCAGTAATGGCATTTTTTTGAGAAGTTCCATCACTATTCAACAATCTAATATAAGTTGTATAATTCGTTGCACCAGAATTGGTATATAAATCAATATACTTATCACTTGGAGTTATAAATCCCAATCTTCCACTCAACTCAATAGTTCCATTTGTAGTTGAAGTTCTTAAAGGATCTTCAATAACTTTTAGATCTCCATATGCAGTTAATATTCCTGCAGTACCATTTTCAAGTTTAAATGTATAATCAGTAGTGCTTGTTCCTACATTATGAAAATCAACAACTTTTCCAAGCTCTACAACACCAGAGGCAGAAATAGTAGGAACCACTGTCCATCTATTACCAGAAGATCCAGTAAGAGTGTGATTATTTAATATTTGAGCCGTGCTAAGTCCAGTAAAGGTAAGAGTAGAAATGCCAGTTGAAGAATTAAATTGAGAGGCAATAGTAATATTATTTCCCTTAAAATTAATTGCACTAGAGAATCCAACATATCCACCTTCAGTACCAACTCCAACTCCAAGCAAATCTTCAATTGATCCTATTTTACCAAAAATCTTCCATTCATTATTTCTTGTATAAACCCATCCGAAATAATCAGTGCTACTTGGATTAGAATTGTACTGAACATCTCCAGGATTTCCTGCAATAGTTGGTTCAGTTTCGCCAGAAGTATATTTTCTGGAAACAGCGTTTTCTCCTTGTATAAACAAAGAATTAACTTCAAATCCTTTCGGCGATAATGAAGTGACTTTTTCATTGAATACTACAGGACCTTTAAATTCAGAAATTACATTGCCATCAGGTCCACCATCAACACTTATTGATCTTGTAAAATTACCTTCCACAGAATTTATAAGATTTATGTTAGGGATATTTCCAATATCTTCGCCAGTAACCGTAGGAATTGGAGTATCGAATATTTCCTCTACTCCACTTAGAATACTTGTTTTTTTATTTCCAGTATATGATGTTCCTTTATCATTCATACCACTATAGAAAGTGGCACCACCTTCTCTTCTAGTGGATTGAGATAGTATTTCTTCAGTGCCAGTAATTTGTCTGTTTTGTTTGTCAGGGAAAGATGTAGAATAATTTCCAGGACCAAATCCAACATACTCAAAAGTATGTCCAGAAGCACGAAGAATAGAGTGTCTTCGCATCTCAACTGGTTTAATTAGAATTTGTCTCAGTATAGATCCACTTGCGTGAATTGATGCTCTACTTCCCAAAACACCACGTTGAATATCAATACTGCTTAGATATGGAGGAGTTCCAGTAAAAGTTATTTTTCTAACTTGAATTATTTCATCATCAACCTGGAAATAATCGCCAACATTAATATCCAAATTTCCAATACTAGTAATAGAACTAAAATTAGTAGTTGTACTTGAGGAAAGTTGAGCAGAAAGTGTAGCGGTAATTCCAAAAGAAATTGGAACCATTCTTCCACTTAAGTTTTCATAGTTAGAAGTAATTTCACCGTCATTTGAAGTTACTCCTAACGGATATGCATAAATTGTTCCCGAAACTGCAGGAACGTTTGTACTCACACCAACATTAAGAATAAAACTTGTAGATGCAACTTTTTCTTTTACTATAAAATCTCCATTATAAAAACTATTGGATGCTCCAACAATTTTTACTTTATTATTCGCATAAAAATCATGATTGCTAGAAGTAGTAACTGTTGCCAATCCAGTAACATTGTTATAAGCAATACTTGACACAGAAAGAGACTTTCCACAATCATAAACATAAGCATCATTAGTAACTATTGATCCTATTCCAGATGTACTATGATTAGAAACTGAATCAAAAGAAATTGCAGTAAATCTATTTCTAGATCCAACAGTAACGTTAGAAATTCTATATAAAGTATTATATCCCTTTGTTCTTTCTGAAGTGACGCCAGAAATTCTAACTACATCGCCTACATTGTTAGAAATTGCAGCAACTCTTAGTACAACAGGAACGTGTCCGGTAGTTGTTGCTATTCCTACTACAGAGAAAGTATTTCCAATACCATAAGCACTTCCCCCATCCATTATCTTAAACTGGGTTACATTTCCACTACTATTAGTAACAACTTTTAATGTTGCTCCACTTCCGATAGTAGATCCAGCAACCCCAACTAACGTTGCATTATAAAAAGTTCCTTCAGTATAATTAACTCCTTTTTGACTACTATTAACATATTCTAATTTTGTAATTCTACCAAGACCATGATCAACTGAAGTATAAATTTCGTGAGTTGTAGCATTGCTCGAAACTATATTTGTAATTCCTATTCCAGAACCATTATCTAACAATATTTTAGAAACTGTTTCTTTAGTAATGCTACTTTGAACATCATCAACAACAACTTCTCCTATTGGAGACGATACTGCAAAGCATTTCGTCTCGTTTGGATCAGAAATTGGATAATCTCTATTTGTTTGAGGATAAAGTTCTTTGACTGGTTGCGAGAACTTCTCTCCCGTAAATGGATTATCTACAGGACTGTTTGAAGAATTTAAAACAGTTAAGTAATAAATTCCATCTTGCTTATTTTCAATATATTTTTGATATTCTTCAACTCTATAAACATAATAAACATTATTATATTTTTTCCTCTTAAAATATGGCAGTGAAGTAGTTCTGCTTTGAATGTTATTAGTAAAAGTACCTGGATTGGAAGATACATTCACTGAAAAATGCTTAGAACTACTAATACCAACAATATTGAAAGTTCCATTATATCCAGCATTTTTTTGTCCAGAGGTATTATTTGTGCTGGTTATGTTTAATATTTCAATTTGATCCCCAATTCTTAAATTATGAGGAAGTTCTGTAGTAATACTTGCAATATTAGAAGACCAAGTTGCATTTGAAACAATTCTAAAATTTCTTAATTCGTTGCGATTTGAAATTGATGTAGATCCAGTGTGATCAAAATACTTTGTTATCTCAGTATTATTTTTACCAATAGTGCTATTAGATTCTTGGACAATATATCCTTCGCTAGGTGGTTTTGCGTAAGATCCACCCAAATCTTTTGGTATTACATATCTTAGTCTATAGATAGTATCTATAGAATTTCTATCATCACCTTTACGTTTAATGTATGTTCTAGAAGTTGAAGGTATAGTAAGAGCACTTATGGTAGTGTAAATATCATTCGGTCCTTCTACACTAATATACCACTGCTTATTAGAATCATCCCATTGAATTGGATGACCAATATCATTAGAATTTTTATCAGATACTCTACTTACAATTTCTAATTCACCACCTCTATTATTAATTGTTATTGCATTACCTACAGTAGCATCACTCTGTGTTTTTGCTAATTTGATAGTATTAGATGAAGCATTAATTATATAATAAACAGTATTTGGAATGAGTCCATCAGGAAGATGTCCAGTATTACTTAAAACTCTTACAGTTTCTCCAGTAGAAAAAGAATGAGTAGCAGTAAGAGTTAAAGTATTACTTGAAATAGAATTAGTTCCAGAACTTCTAGCAACATATGACACTTTTTCATATGAATTTGATGTTCCAGGAATTGTTATTGTTGCACTTTTTTCAACTCCACTAATAACAACGTTCAATTTATCAATTGGTTTTGCACCAATTCTATATCCCTGAAGTACGTTGTCGGGAGGAATATCTTTATTCGTCTGACTATACAGATATAATCTAGCATTATTTGCTACTGATTTTGTTCTTGATATATCAATAGCATAAAATTCAACTGCATTTTCTTTTGTTGTTATTTCCTTTGGTGGTATAATGTGAGTGATATATCCACAATCATCTTGAGAAAACGCATTAGATCTAAATCCAGATGCAATTAATGCCTTTGCCCCAAAGTTAGAGTTTGAGTTTGTAATAGATTGATCGCCACCGCTTTCTACTACAAATTGTTCTGCATATCCAATAGCAAATATAGAAACGTTTTGTATAAACGCATCATTTATACATTTAATGTGGAAATTTCTATAACTTGGTTTAAATATTGCTCTAGAGTTTGTACTAATATTCTCATTGCCTGCCGTTTCATTTCCAACATATGTTCCAGAGTCTTCACTATAAACTACAAAAGCATTATCATCTTTCTGCAATCCAATCCCAGTGAATTGGGCAACAACCATAGACTTAAATCCAAGAGCCTTACTTCCATCAGCAAGAAGTCCGCACATTCCATAAACAGATCTCAAAGAACAATTGAAAATATATGGAGATGCAGAATTTACCGTATCTGAAGTAAGAGTTATTGTAGAAGATCCATTAACAGTTGGTGCTGGTGATGGAGTTGATGAAGTTTTATATTTGAATTGAGTGCTACTTAATTTTTCAAAAACAACATAATTTCCATTACAAACTGTAGGGGTTACTCCCGAAACACGTATGGGAGTATCTACTTCCAATCCAATGATTTCGGACGAAAGTGTAACAGTAATTGTATTTCCAGATGCAGAAATGCTGGATATTACTGAACTTTCTCCAGTAGAACCAACAATTCTATATTCATCTACTTTTGGTTCAATATCCAAAGAAGCACTTGGATAATCATTTAATATTTCTCTACCTGAAGATGGACCATACCCAAGACCTATTTTTTCATAATATATTTCAAGGTCTGTTCTTCCATAAGAAAGAACGTTATTAACGCCATCAGCATACTCAAAAACAGTAAGTTTATGGTGCGAAAAATTAGGAGTAGATGTAGTGCTACTATAATCAATATAGCAAAAATCATTCTGATCTGCATCAAAAACTGAAAATTGCCAAAAATAGCATCCACCAGTTACTCTAAAAATACAAGACCTATCAACATTATCATTTAAAGGATTTGGAATATATTTTGGTCTTATTTTAGTTTTTCTAAGATCCAAACCTACAATAGATGTTCCACGAGGTACAATTACCCCACCATAAACACTATTAAATTTATAAAGTTCATTTATTGGGTCATTTAAATCAAAATTAGATTCTAAGGTGAATTCAGATACAGATGATACTCCCGGCACTACTCCAGGTCTATTATCTATAATGTGATCTCCTGGATATAATAAAATAGTAGTTCTAGCAAACTTATCATTATTCAATCCACTTTGATAAGAAAATCTTGATGCTTCAATCAGAGCTCTTTGAATGGTTTTAAAAGGTCTGGTTAAAGAATTTCCTTGATTTTCAATACTATCTGTAGAATCTAAACTATTAGGATCTACATATATGATTGTTCCACGAACTGACTTGATAAAATTTTCTAATCTAGAAAGACCCATTTTATTATACTTATAGTTCCGTTATAGATTATTTATCATACAAAAAAACCTCCGGAGGGAGGTTTCGAGTTATAATTTTTTAAGTTTAATTTTCTTCAGATTCAGGAGATTCTGAATTATTATCTTCGGGTTCAACAAATACTGTGTTCATCAATTGAGTAGTATTTTCTATTACTTTATCTATTCTCAATATACTATCTTTAATTTCATTTAATTTTAAGGTTAATTCTTCTTTCCGATTTAAAAGACTATTAATCTGATTTTGCAATTCTTCACCCATGACTTATAAAACTAAGCGATTACAATTAGTATATATTAAAGTTAAGTTTTACTCAGATTGCTTACATTTCATCATATACTCTACTGTATTTGCCACATCACCCATAGCATCACGAAGAAATGGTTGCTGTCCTGATTCTTGTTTGATGATTGGTCTCGAATCGTCAGTGAGTGTCCATCTCCACTGTTTCATAGATTCGCAGTACCATAAGGATATTTTCATTTATAGTTTTATAAGAACTAAAGCCCCCGACTGGATTTGAACCAGCGACCAACGGTTTACAAAACCGTTGCTCTACCACTGAGCTACAAGGGCATTAATCAGCAGGCAACATTTCTGGATTTTCCAGTTCCAACTCATATAAAAGAGGATGACATTCTTCAAGCATTAAGTAATATGATGCCTGATAAAGATCTTCTGGTTCAAATCGTCTTTCGTTGTCTGCCAATTTAATCAATTCCAAGTCGAACAAAGATTCTTTTGGAAGATCGTCAAAGGTAAAAGGAATTTGATTTATGAAATACAAAAGAACAATTTCAGTTCCTCGATTATACCAAACATATTTGGCATCTATTCTGTATTTCATAGAATAGTCCTTTACTTTTGACTATTTAGAGGATAAACCTCATAGGAACGGGGAGAGTTGAACTCCCACGGGCATAATGCCCAACTGATTTTAAGTCAGGTGTGTCTACCGATTCCACCACGCTCCCAAGGTGGTTCTGGAGAGAATTGAACTCTCTTCTTACACTTATAAGGTGTAGGATTTAACCAATAAGCAACAGAACCATTTATAAGACAATCATAAGGCAAGAACCTTAGATTGTCAAGTGCCCCCAGTCGGACTCGAACCGACAAGCCGAAGCGGTTGATTTTGAATCAACTGCGTTTACCAATTTCGCCACAGGGGCAGAAAAACCAAGTTTTCAAGGTTTGTAAGTATTTGGATTATACTTCAAGTACTCGAAGAATGTCAAGCGCATTTCTTTTTCACTCATTCCACAATGTTTTGCTGCAGTTGGTAAATTCCACTTTGCACAAAACAAATTCTCATTTGCTTCCTTCACATTTTCTGGTGTTGTTTTCACTGATTCTTCCTTCAGTGCTTTATAATTAATGCGATAAGGATTCATTTGAAAAAGTAATAAGGTAAAAATTTTGCTGGAATTTTTTTCGACCAAAAATGGATTTAAAGGTCAATTTTGGTTTTAGAGTGGATTTGCATAACAAAGAGTGTCTTCATCAAGAACCCCACGAACAAATTCTAGCACATTCATAAACTCATCTACAGTATCGCAGGTCACTTGCTTTTCTGTCCCTTCACTGGAATACAAATACACAGTTCGCTTGATTGGATCAACAACGCATCGTGTGAGGTACTCGTCTTGCATTCGGATCTCTTTTGATTACTGATGTATCATAACAGATCTAAAAATTCTTGTCAAGCATCAATAATCAAAACATTCACCCTACTAGTTGCGTTATTAAATTACTCACCAAAACATCTTGATTCGTAGTATATTCAATAAAATTATCTGTTAATCTACTTGTTATTCTAACCTTTGGTGCAGAAAAATGAGATCCGTCAGCAGAATTTTGAAACGTCATTTTTATATCTGGAAAAGAATTTAAGAATCCATCTAATATTTGTTTTTCATACCATATTCTTATATTTGCGCCACCACCTTGTCGCGCAGATCCTGGGGGAGCGCCAGCCCCCCCTTCGCCTCCAATTGTTCCATTACCATAGGCATAGATTTGCCCAGGAGCTACGGTTGTAAGAAAAAAGGTAATGTTACTATTCGCGCTAGCACCGATTCCAGGCTCTGCCGTTGGATTAGCCAAATTATATCCACCTTTTCCACCGGTTCCGCTACCCAAACTAGCATTAGAAGCATAAAAGTATGGGGTATTTCCATTTATGGTTATATTACTGTTAGTAAAACTATATTGATATATTCCCAAACCTCCACCACCAACAACAGCTAACCAAATATTATTGATACCAATTCCAGCAGCAGCACCACCAGTATCTGGAGTAGAAGAAGTAGTGGTACTTGCACCTCCATCGTAAGTATCAAACTGTGTAGTATTACGGGTTCCACCAGCGTAATATATTGGTCTTATTTGTAAAGTATATGAAGAAGGGATTTTCATAGAAAGTCTTGTATATCCTCCACCACCATTAACAACAGTTGCAGAAGCACCACCATTACTACCTGTATACTGTTGATTTGTAAACCCTCTTCCCCATATTTCTACAGTAAAATCTTCTGCACCAAAGTATTTTCTAAGTTCCGATGCAGGAACTTTGTAATTAGTCGAATCTCTACTTACTAAAAATAAATCAGTATCTTGAACAGTCATTAAATTTTGAGCCTCTATTTTATAGTTTGTACTATTTCTACTGACCAAAAAAAGATCATTATTTTGTATTGGCATATTTATGGCAACAAAGGAAGACTAGAAATATCTAGATTAGAAATACCCGTTCCAGTAATTGTAATTGTTTTATTTGAACTTTGATTTGCACTAAAAGTAGGATTGAGACTTAATGTAATTCCAGTACCAGCAGATAAAGTTAATAATCCATCATTTGGAATTCCCACCTCTCCTTGAGGACCACGAAGACCTTGAACACCTTGAGTTCCCTGGTTTCCTATACCAGCAAAAAGTCCAGAAATTCCCTGTGTTCCTTGAGGACCCCGAGTACCCTGAATACCTTGAGTACCTTGATTACCTTGAATACCACCACCACCTGGAGTACCTTGAGTACCTTGAATTCCTTGAATACCTTGGAAATTGCTAAGACTTCCTTGAAGTCCTTGAAGACCTTGAGTACCCTGAATACCTTGAGTACCTTGATTACCTTGAATACCACTACCACCTGGAGTACCTTGAGTACCTTGAATTCCTTGAATACCTTGAGTACCTTGAAAATTACTTAGAAATCCCTGAAGTCCTTGTGTTCCTTGAAAACCTTGAAGACCTTGAGTACCTTGAAGACCTTGATTACCTTGAATACCACTACCACCTGGAGTTCCTTGAGTACCTTGAATTCCTTGAATACCTTGAGTACCTTGATTACCTTGAATACCACCACCACCTTGAGTTCCTTGAAGACCTTGAATTCCTTGTCTTCCTTGAGTTCCCTGGAAATTACTTAAAGAACCCTGAATACCTTGACGACCTTGATGACCTTGAAGACCTTGAAGACCTTGAGTGCCTTGATTTCCCTGAATACCACCACCACCTTGAGTGCCTTGAAGACCTTGAGTGCCTTGAAGACCTTGAGTTCCCTGGAAATTACTTAAAGAACCCTGAAGTCCTTGAATACCTTGACGACCTTGAAGACCTTGAAGACCTTGAGTTCCTTGATTTCCCTGAATACCACCAGAACCTTGAGTTCCTTGAAGACCTTGAAGACCTTGAAGACCTTGAGTGCCTTGATTTCCCTGAATACCACCAGAACCTTGAATACCTTGAAGTCCCTGAATACCTTGAAGACCTTGAGTGCCTTGAAAATTACTTAAAGAACCCTGAAGACCTTGAGTACCTTGAATTCCCTGAAGTCCTTGAATACCTTGAGTTCCTTGAGTACCTTGAAAACTTTCTCCCTGAAGTCCTTGAGTTCCCTGAAGACCCTGAATACCTTGAAGACCTTGAGTGCCTTGAAAATTACTTAAAGAACCCTGAAGACCTTGAAGACCTTGAGTTCCCTGAAGTCCCTGAAGACCTTGAGTTCCTTGAGTACCTTGAAGTCCTTGAAGACCTTGAGTGCCTTGAGTGCCTTGAGTGCCTTGAATACCGTCATCACCCTTTATTCCACCAGACCCCTGGACTCCTTGAAGACCTTGAAGTCCTTGAATTCCTTGTCTTCCTTGAGTACCTTGAAGACCTTGAAGACCTTGAGTTCCTTGATTTCCCTGAATACCACCAGAACCTTGAGTTCCTTGAAGACCTTGAGTGCCTTGAGTGCCTTGAGTGCCTTGCATAGTTCCGGCTGGACCTTGAAGACCTTGAAGACCTTGAAGACCTTGAATGCCTTGAGTGCCTTGAGTGCCTTGCATAGTTCCGGCTGGACCTTGAAGACCTTGAAGACCTTGAGTGCCTTGAGTGCCTTGATTTCCCTGAATACCACCAGAACCTTGAAGACCTTGAAGACCTTGAGTGCCTTGAGTACCTTGATTTCCCTGAATACCACCAGAACCTTGAGTTCCTTGAAGACCTTGAAGACCTTGAGTTCCTTGATTTCCCTGAATACCACCAGAACCTTGAAGACCTTGAAGACCTTGAGTTCCTTGAGTGCCTTGAATACCTCCAGTACCTTGAGTGCCTTGAAGACCTTGAAGACCTTGAGTACCTTGAGTACCTTGCATAGTTCCAGCTGGACCCTGAACACCTTGAGTGCCCTGAAGACCCTGAAGTCCCTGAGTGCCTTGAAGTCCTTGAGTACCTTGGGTACCTTGATTACTTAAACCTTGAAGACCTTGAAGACCTTGGGCACCCTGAATACCAGTTTCTCCACCAGAACCTTGAAGTCCTTGAATTCCTTGTCTTCCTTGAGTACCTTGAGTACCTTGAGTACCTTGAGTACCTTGAGTTCCTTGAGTTCCTTGATTACTCAGACCCTGAACCCCTTGAAGACCTTGAATTCCTTGAAGACCTTGAGTGCCTTGATTTCCCTGAATACCACCAGAACCTTGAAGACCTTGAAGACCTTGAGTTCCCTGAAGTCCCTGAATACCTTGAGTGCCTTGAGTACCTTGGGTACCTTGGGTACCTTGGAACATCAGCTCATATGGTGCTGACCACATAACACCATCGCCAGAAGACGTTAAAATAGACCCAGGATTGCCAGAACTATTTTCAAAATCAAATAAACGAGAACGAAGTCTAAGTTCATCATTTACATCCAATCCAACATCAGGTAAAGTAGTAGCAATACCAACTCTAGAATTTACATAATCATATTGAATGTAAGAAGTGGCATAAAAATCTTTATCATTTCTATTATTAAGTCTAGTGTATATAAAATTTCCAGGGTCCCCTGGCGCAAATACGGTAATCGTGGAAATAGTTCCAGTAGAATCAATAGTTGCATTTACAGAGTTGCCTCTAAAATTCAATTTAGATACGCTATTAATTCCTGCAATTAAAGCAACATCCTCATCAAAAATAGTAAGCCCATTCAAATAGGTTTGGGGAGCTTCTGGAATCCAGTACCTATCATATAAATTATCAGAATCTAGAGTTACAAGTTTATAATAAGTTCCCGCAATACCAATTGTACTTTTTTCTCCAGGATATCCTAAATTAGGTTCTGCTTCATCTGGATATAGATAAAGATGCCTATCTGTACTTAATCCAGAAAATGGTTTTACCTTATTTCTACCACTTAAATATCTTTTAGTCATATAAATTACGTCGTGCTATTTTCAAGAATGCTGCAAATAAATTCCATTTGAAGAGGTCCAACCAATCCACCACTAACATAATGATGAGTAATACCAATTGCTACACCAGAATTAGTCACAAAAGTTTTAGATGTTCCAACACTGCCAATAATGGAATCAACAGTAAAAGATTGTTGAGGTGATGGGTATATTGTAGTAGTAATACCAAATGACCCAGTACAAGTAAAAGCTAATCCACTCATAGTTATTTCATCACCGACATTAAAATTATGTGGATTGAATGTTGTTATAGTCGTTATTCCCGTAGTATTATCATATCGACAACTAGAAATAGATACAATTCCAGACTGAGTTCCTTCAATTAAAATAGAATCAATAAGTGTAGCATTTCTCTCTAAAATTAATCTTCCATCAATAATGATTAATGAATCGCTAGGAGGAATTTCTGCATTTTTAATAATTCTAGTGTCTCTAATATTTCCAAATGTTCTAGATCCTGTACTTTTTCTTCTATGCGTAAAAGTAACTGTTGGATATGTTCCTATCCCCACATTAGATACTTGCGCATAAAGAACAATCGCAGATACTCCCGTTGGGGTAGTGTAAATAAGTTGCTCTCCTGGAGCAACAGGAACTGCAATTGTTAAAAATTTATTAAGTGGTGCTATTGCCATTTTTTATCTCAATGCCAGTATGAGTGGAGTTACTTCCGCCTGTATTGCTTTACTAAAATCTCTTCCTCTAATCGTCGCTGTTGGCTGATTAATTTGGAATCCTTCACCAATATCAAAATTTCCTTTTTGATCAGTACTTGTAAATGGAATTTGTGCTCCATCTAAAGCAACAACTTCATTCTCTTTTATAGGAACTGCCCCAACAAAGGGTGTTGCCTTATTTATATCTGTTCCACATCCAATGTATTCAAAGGAATGAGAACTGGTCAAAATACGACTGATTCTTTTGAAAGAAACATCTTCATCTCCAAATAACTCATAAGGAATGAATTGATTAAATGTTACAGTAGTAACTGAACCAATACCAACCGAAACTGGATCAGTAGCAGAATCAACAGTGTAATAAATTGGACGAGTAATAACTGTCGCCGCGACACCAGTATTTCCCGTATCTGGAATAAAAACTTCAAGATTTTGAGTTGGTAAATAATTTCTTCCACTATTCACAACATCAATAGCAACTATTGATCCAGTAACAGGATCAACAGTTGGACTCAACTCAGCAATAATTCCTTGAGGACCTTTCGGTGATTGAGAAAGATCATCAGCATCACGAATTAAAACTGTTGGGGGAGCAGCAGCACTGAATCCAGATCCACCATTAAGAACTTTAATTTCTTGTACATCTTTCATTGGTTGATCTAATATATTAGGAACACTTTTATTTGGAACTACTGTGTCTGGATATTTGCTCAGATCAATTTCAAAGAATAATGCCTGCCCATCAAATGGTTTTCTATATCGTCCAAGTTCATCTTTAACATCAAAGAAAGTTACTTTATCACTTCCAGCATTAACTCCATTTTGAGATCTAGTAGGTGGATCTTGGAAATTTTGAGGAGAATTATATACTTTCCCAAAAAATTCAGTTCTTCCAAGTCCGACTGCAACCAATCCAAAATTACCAAAAGAAGAATTGGAGTTTGTAAGGTCACAAGAACCACCACTATCTACATAAATTCCAATATGAGAATTAATTGTAAAAATAGAAACTAATTGAGCATACCCATTATTTGTAATTGATACACCAATTCCATTTTCATTATATTGAGTAAATGAATCACAAACCATACATTTAAGATCATTTGAAAGATTACTTGGATCTAGCGTTGTAGAATGATCGCCATCTATTTTCATTCCAATACTTCCGCCCATAAAATTAGTACAGTTTCTAATATAGGGTGATCTCCATCTTCCGGTAGGACCTTCATTAGCTGGACCAGGATCTAAATATCCACTCCTTGCTCCACCAATACCTATAGGAGGAGGGAATGCTACTGCTGCTCCTTTTTTAAATGAAATCGGAACCACAGTTTCTCCAGCATAAAAAGGTACTTTACCAAAAGCAAAACTCAAGTTCTCAATCAAACATCCTCTTCTAACATAAAAAACATCATCATCATATTGAGGACAAACAGTAACTAATCTCAAGTCTTGACCACTAACTGAAACATCAGTTCTTAAACCTATTGGATTTTCTTCAATATAAAATCCAGAACGAACCATAATAGTATCACCGGGTTGTGCAATTGCAGCAGCAGCACCAATTGTTAATTTTGCAGATCCCTCTGTTCTTCCATTATTATCATCATTTCCATACTTAGACACGTAAATAAGATTCTTAGAATCTGCTCCAGCAGGTGCCCAAATAATTTTTCCATCAGGGTAAGTTCTATTTGGAGATGCTGAAGGTCCATTACGTATAATTGTTGTTACAATCCCTGCACAAACCGCTATTGCAGAAGCAACATTTACACATCCATTTAAATTCGAATTAGATCCAACAGAAAGATCATCTTGAATTGTAAAATCTTTTATTTGAAATATACTAGATCCAATACTCTGATATGATTTTGGTGGATCTACATTATTAATTACATATCTTGCAAGTTGAGACGCTGTAGTGATAGCAACTATTGTCGCATCTTTTACAGAATATCCATTAGTATCAGTTCCACCAATATGAACTAAAGTATTTCCACTATAATAAGAAAGTCCAGCTCCTACTGATTGGGAATTCCCTCCGCGAGTAATATCATAAGTAATTGCTTTTAATATACTCTTAATATCATCTTTACAATTTACGGGATCAGTAGCAATACCAGAGGAATTGACAACTGTAAATGGAGGATTTTTATAATCAGTGCTAGTTAAAAATCCAATAGATTCATTTGCAATAAAATCTAAATTAATTCTAATTAAATTTGCTGCATCAAAAAATCTTCCCGCAATAATATTTCCGCCAGTATCAACCCCAACTGTAGTTAAAACATTCCTAGGAACTTGATATTGCTCTGACCTAAATCCTACATTTTCATTTGAATCATAAATCGCACCCTGATTAAAAAATACATCTTTATTATTAAATTCAATATCTCTTCTCGGAGAAGTAGTACCAAATCCAACAGATCCTATTGCAGTAGTTGTTATTACAGTGCCTGCTACTCCAACTTTTAAAGTAGAATTTACAGTAGCATCTTTACCTACATTTAAATTTTTCTCAATTCCAACTCCACCCTCAACAATTAATGCCCCAGTATCTTTGCTTGTAGATTCTTGGACACTACCAACAGTAATATATCCACCTGCATTAATATTTTCTCCAACACCAAGACCACCAGTTATAACAACAGCACCAGAATCCTTATCATTAGAAGAATTTCCAGAAAGAACATCAACTGTTCCTATGATTTCTGCATCTCCAGAAAGATAAAAATCATTTCCTACATTTAAATTCTCCTCTATTCCAACACCACCCTCAACAACAAGAGCACCAGAATCTTTATCAACAGAAGAATAAGTTCCACTTATAAAAACAGAACTTCCTACACTTAAACTCTTTTTAATTCCAACTCCACCTTCAACTACAAGAGCACCAGTACCTATACCTGAAGAATCAGTAGAACTTCCTATAGAAACAGAACTACCAATACTTAAACTCTTTTTAATTCCAACTCCACCTTCAACTACAAGAGCACCAGTATCTTTACTTATAGAATCAGTAGAACTTCCTATAAAAACAGAACTTCCTACACTTAAACTCTTTTCAACCCCAACTCCACCTTCAACTACAAGAGCACCAGTATCTTTACTTATAGAATCAGTAGAACTTCCTATAGAGACTGAACTACCAATACTTAAACTCTTTTTAATTCCAACTCCACCTTCAACTACAAGAGCACCAGTACCTATACCTGAAGAATCTTCTGTAGAACGTACAATTAAATAATCTCCAACATCAACATAAGAATCAACTTCTAATTGAAGTTGAATATATGCATCACCAGTAACATCCAAAGAAGCATCAATTGTAGTATCATCAAAAATATCTGCTGTTCCAACAACAATAAGATTTCCTCCTACATTAAGATTTTTACCAATCCCAACACCACCATTTACAACTAAAGCGCCAGAAGAAAAATTAATAGACTGCTGTGTACTAGTAAATCTTACAATATCAGTAACTCTAAGGTCACCAGAAACGTCAAGATAATATTCGGGAACATAGTTATTAATACCGACTTTACTATTCCTATAAACATCTGAACTAACAGCATTACTAGCAGTATCTGAAGATGTTAATGTCCATCTATCAGATACAGTAATATTTGCAAATTTACTACTAATACCACTGATTTCAGCTTTTACCAAATTATTAGGATCACTACCATCAAAGAAATTTAAATTAGCAACAATTCCTTTGAATAAATTCTCATCCCAAACACCTATAGTTTGCAGAGGTGTTCCTAAACCAGAAATATCTCTCCAAAATACTGAAGTTCCATCAGTTAAAAGTATTTCTCCAAGTACCCCACTATAATCTGTTTTATCATAAATTGGACCTTGTAAAAATAAATTATTATTTACTAATATATTATCCTGTTGAAGATTTGCAAATGGTTCTGGAATAGAGTATGCAGGATAAGTACCAAACCCAAGAGTCGTCGATATGGAAACATTATTTAAAGACTCTTGATTAATAACTAAACTTCCATTCTGGATTGATATTACTTTTGTTCCTGGTTGGATTATTTCACTAATTTCCCGTATATAATGATCTGTAGTAATACCAGAAGTCGATATACCAACAATCAAAGTTGTAGAAATTCCTACTGTCCCACCCACAGAAACAGCAAGAGAAAATCCAGCATCATCAAAAATATTTACAGCACTTGAATCATATTCTTTACTAGTATCAACTGTATATTTTCTAGAGTAGTAAAAAGTTTGACTGGTACGTGGCATGAGGATACTAGAAAAAAAATTAAGGTCTTACATCATAATTCCAACCAACAATAGAGTACTCATCATTATTGCCAGGATAGTCTGCAGGACTATTTCCTTCGTACTCTACTATTAAATTTTCCCCATCAATTCTATTAGCATACACTATATAGTAGCAATCTATAGAAGAGCTTGACCCAGATTTAATAATAATTTTAGTCCCCCACTCAATCTTTTCAATTATAAGATCTTGTTGAGATCCTATTTGTGTCAAATTAACAGTGATGCTTTCTGGATCAACAAATCCTCTCCAATACTCTGGAAGTTCAATTACATTTGAATCAGTAAGTCTTCCTCTGAAATAAACGGCATTTTCAGGACCCTCTATGCAAGTATGCCTGAGTCTCCATCCCTGTTTATTTGGATGCGGAATATCAAAATTCTTTTTAGCAGAAAGTCTATGCCCACCACCATTAGAAAAAACTTCACCACTAAAAGTTGTTCTATTTGCATTAACAAAAAAAGACGGGATATTTCCCCTACTTCTTTCTAAAGTAAGAGTTGATGTGCTTGTCCCATTCAAGTGCATATAAGTATAGTCTGCAGGAGACTCCGACTTATTCACCAGACAAACAGAAACATCACTTAGATTAAAAGGAGATCCATCATAACTACTAACATCAAAATCATCATTATCTCTATATTCAAATGGAGTTCCTGGTCCAGTAAAAGTACCGTACTTTTCAAACGTAAAAGCCATTATTCATCAATCTCCGTTATTAACTTTTCGACATCATTTCTTGTACCAAATATATGATAAAAGCAACTTATTGGCATAGATTCTTTTTCTTGTAAGTATATTTTATTATTTTCTATCTTAGATACAAAAATATCTTGGGAATTTCCTAGTGGAGTAATAGAAATTGATATTGAAGATTCATCAACCAACTTAGTCCAGTATTCTGGCAATTCAATTACAGATTCATCAACCAATTTCCCACGAACATAAACTCCATTTTCAGGTCCCTCTAAACAAGTATGAACTAATTTTTTCCCTTCTTTAGTTGGGTGATCAATTACAAAATTCTTTATTGATGCCTGAAGAACTTGGGTTCTTACAATTTTTGCTTCAATGAACTTACATTTCAATAAAACATCAATTCTAACGAAGTTCTGAAATCTTGAATATAATCTAACCCAAAGAGAATATAAAGCAGATGGTGCATCAGAGTTATTAAGTCTTCCTATAAGAACAGTAGCACGGGGAACTTTGTGGTCACTTGATTTACCAACTTGCATAGGTCCTTCAACATAAGCAGACCCCCTTATCTTAGAATCTCCCACTCCCAACGCAACTGGTTTTCCTGCTCCACATACAAATTGTCCACCTACGGCATTATCATCCATCAAAAAAGCCATTTATTTCTCCTATTTTACTTTAGTTTGAGATCTATATACATCCTTTCCACCAACTTTAGAATCTCTATTTGCAACAGCATCTGTCACACCCTGAATCACTGAACTATATATCTTCATAGTAGAATTTGCTGTTATTTGTGCCTGACCAGTGGTGACTAGTTTATATGAAGAAGTTCCGTCAATTGTTATATTATTTGCTTTAAGATTGAGATTCCCCCCCTCCGCTTTAATTTGTATATTTCCTCTAGTATTGTCTGGACCTTTTGCAATTAAATCAATGTCAAGTCCTTCAATACGAACTCTACCATTTTCAGCCCTAATAATTATATCTCCATTGATGGAAGTAAGAACCAAAGCATTTTCATCTCCACTTTTATCATCACCACATTGAATTTGAAAAACTCCTGGGGCAAACATAGTAGTCCCACCTTTTCTGGGGCCATCCTTATCCATCATTATAGAGTGTCTTCCATCAGAAGCCTGAAGTAAAACATCCGCAACAACGTCTGCTTGCTTATGAATATGACCGAAACTTATAGATCCATGATCATTTCCATAACGAACTGTAGTATAAGTCTTCTTTGATCTATTATTATCAGGCAATGCTCCAGTAGCATATGCCTCGCTTCTAGGAGATCCTACCCGTGTATTTTTTATATTTTGAGGTGTCGCCATATATCATTTATAAATTATACTACTATTTACCATCACAATTCTGTTGTCGTTCCAAAAGTTCTTGGAATATTTAATCTTGGATCATTAGAAGAAACATCAGTTCCAGATACTTCAATGGCACTTGGAGGAGTAACTATATTAGCAGTTATACTTTCCTGCAGAGTATCATAAACTATAATTTGAGTTCCAGTTGTCTTATAATAACCAGCATATCTAACTCCATTATCATAATAAACTGCCCCATAATATGCACGACCATCAACATATCCAGTCTGCTTAAGTCCAACTAAGTCAGTCACCTGGATTAATTTATCTTCAGGAACTTCTATAGGATCTCTTACAACTCTAAAGACTGGAATGAAAGATGCATTAACTCCGGTAGGTTGCGTAGGAGACTGCATAAAAATATTTGGGTATGAAGTAAAACCTCTCCCAGGTTCATCTACAACAACATCCAAGATCCTACCAAAAGAATCACAAATATACGATAGTTTAGCTCCATTATCTGGAACTATTTTTATTTCATCAACTCCACAGTTATAATTAATTCCAGGATCGGTTACGACAACATCAGTCAATTCAAGGGTTACTGGATATGTTTGTCCTGTAGGGTCTGGTGGCAAATATCCATTTCCAGGATCTTCAACTATTACTTCATCAACAACTCCCCTACCACCAATTTCCTTAGGGCAAGGGGGAGATATAAGAACAGCAGAAACTCCAATTGGATTTGATCTGGCCCAAGAAGCAGCATTTGGATTAAGAGTATTAATGTCTTTAGTAATATGTACAGCAGCTCCCATTGGATTATTCTTAAATATAAAAGAATTTTTATTATCCAAAGGTTGTTGAACATTTTCAAGTTCAACACTAACAGTATGTTTTCCTTGGGTTACATTTGCGATATATTGAATAGGATTTCCAGAGAAGTCAGTAGATGTTGCAATTTGTTGACCATCTATTTTCAAAGTCCCCGTATTGTCTGCTTGAAAATTTATTTTATATGTACCACTTTCTGGAAAATCAACATTACTCCAAGTTAAAGTATATTTTCCTATCACCGGATTTTCTGGTTGTGATATATTAACAAAAACTTTTGGAGAAACAGAGTAATTATTCATAAAATTATCACTCCAAAATCTATCCTGATGGGCAAATAATGGAGGTCCAGAATAACTAACCCCACCAATGTTTGCAACTGAAGTCAAATTTTGAGTCCCAACTTTAAAAGTAAGGTCATATGTACTTCTACCACTATTTTTTGCATTTCTTTTATTAGAAGGGACAAATGTACCAGACTCTACAGTAATTTGCATATCATCATTATCATTGTCAGATGCAATCCGGTCTCCAAAAATACGATTAGACTCTTGGAGACCACCTTCTTTATTTTTTTTACCATTTGAAATAACACCTTGCTCTACAGTCCCAAGAGAAGAAGTAGCAACAACTGTATAATTAGTATTTGCTTTTACTTTAATTGTTTCAGTTCTATAAGTTCCAGAAGAATATGCACCATTAATAGTAAATGTACTAGACTTATCTTCCGAAGTAAATGAAAATTTCATTTTATTACTATTTCTACCCTCACCATAAACTCTAAAAACAACATCAACAAATTCAGATTGTGTTGGAGATCTCCAATCTTGAGTACTGAATATTTTTTTATCAACTGTACTAAAAACATCTTGAGGAAAATTTAAAACTTCAACAGTAATCGTATGAGGTCCTTCCGTAATAAAAACTTTACTAATTGTAGGATTATTTACAGAGAATCCATTTAATGATGTCACTAAAATCCCATCTACATAAACTCTTCCAGAATTATCTGCGGTTCCTTTTAATGCATAAAACCCGTCATATGGAATATTTACATTCCAAGTATTAGAGAAAGTTATTCCAGATTGATCGCTCCCAGGATCACTTGAAGGTGGGACTGGAGAAACCGCATACCTGTTCATAAACTTACTCCAGGTATTTGGAACTTCATATTTAACAGGATACCAACTTGCAGTTGCTCCAGAAAATCTTGTAGACCATATTGGATTAGAAGGACATCTACCAGTCTGTTTTTTTATTGGTTCTACTGGAATTGGTGGATCAGGAGCATCTATAGACATAGAAATTCCCATCGGATTTGTATTCCAAGATGCTGAAGATACTACATTTCCAACAGTTATTGATGAATCTTTAGAACTAATTGGATTTATGCTAAAAATTTCAAATTTAATATTTGCATCATTTCCATCCAAATCATATAAGTCTAATCTTTTTGAACCCGTTATTTTTTGAGTAGAACTACTACCTATAATCTGTATCGGTCCATATAATCTACCACCAGTGAAACTTACATTTTTCGTTATTGTTTCTTCTTTTAGATAAGAAATAAATGAAGAAGTAAAAGTGTCTATCTGAGATAGTTTAGTTCTCTTAAAAGAAACATTTCCCGAATCTGTAGGCAAAATTATTTCAGAAGCAGCAATATCAGCAATATATGGATTATCATTAACCTCCATTTTAATCTTTGCTTTAACTTCACCGGTACCAGATACTTCAACATAATATTGGTTATTTTTCTGAACAAACTTTATTCCTGGTATTTGATATGAAGTTGGTGTGGATGCTGGGGAATTTTGCGTTATCTGAATCCCATTTACCTTTAATACATTTTGTTCATTGACGACATCAGCAATACTTACCTGAATATTTTGATCAGTTCCATCAGCATCATACAACGCAATTTTACTATTACCTTTTACTTGCGGGTCTAGAACATTTAACGATGCTCCAACAATTTTAATAGGTCCATAAGTTTTTCCTCCAGCAAATCTAGCAGTTTTTCTTATATTTTCTTCAGTTTTTATTAATAAATCAGATCCACTTGAGGATCCTTCTCTAGTAAATTTAATATTACCTTCCTCTGAAGGAATTATAATTTCCTTTGCAGCAACACCTGCAATTGTAGGAGAATCTTTTATATCAACTAAAATAGTTACCTTTCCGGTGCCAGTTCCTTCAACTTCTATAAAAAAATCTTTTCCTTTTTTTACAAATTTAGGACTTATTTTTGATACTTGAGTGCTACTTGGAGAAGTAGAAGAACTAGATGTTTGTGGGACAGGAATATTTAATAAATCAACTCTAATTACGTGAAAACCTTCTGTGATATTTATAGAAAAAGATGTTACTGGACTATTAAATCCGTTTAAATTATCTACAAGTAAAGAATCGTCAAGATAAACTTTTGCTATATTATCACAAAGTCCATTAAAAGTATATTGCCCATCATATGGAAATTCTTCTATCCATTCAAAAGTAAAGACTCTTCCAGAATAATCACTTCCAGGAAAATCTGAAGATGGTACTGGAGAAATCGCATACTTATTCATAAACTCATTCCAAGAGGGATGAGTCACATCATAAGAATCATAAGATTCATCTAAAGAAGTTATTTTAGACGGTTTGCTTTTTCTAGTAGTCCAAAAAGGTTTCTCTATAAGAACTTTCTGATACTTTTTAATCTCATCTGCAATTGGATCATTTTCATTATCAAAATCATAATTATCTGCATTCCATTCGCCTAAAATTTCTCCATCAGGTCCCCATTCAACTACACCATCACCCTCTTCTTCTTCTATTACATATTCTTCAAAATCTTCTTCATCCTCATAAGTTTCTAAAATAGTAGCGGTTTCTCCTAATGAAGATCTTAATACTGCACCACTTCCAAATTGACAAAAATCTTCTGCAGAAACTTTAGGTGGAAATTTATATCCGAATCCTCCAGAAATTATATCAACCGCAAGTAATGATCCATCTGCGCCTATAATAGGATTTGCTGAGGCCCCTACTCCACCACCTCCAAAAAAATTAATAACAGGAGGTCCGCATTTTTGTGGTTTATTATCACACTTATTATTAGAAATTAAATCAGAATAAGTTAAAGAATTTACTTCTGTAATTGTTAAAAATCTTAGATTATTATCACCATCAAAGAAAATAAAAACAGTTCCTGGATTTACTTGCGCGTATTTATTTGCATCATTAATAGAAACATTATCAATATATCCTAAAGTAGGATCAACGTATCCTACAGTTATGGCAGATCTTGGTGTTGGTCCTAATAAACTGCTTTGTCTTGCCATATAATATTGATCTTGTTATTTTTTCTTTCTTTTATTAAAAGTATTTAGTATGACTATCCAATGTTTGAATTTGCTCCAACAGTAAATCCAGATACAGTTTGTTTAGAAGGTTGTGCAAAAGGAATTTCTTTCTTAGAAACTTCCGAATTTTGATTTATATTTTTAGACACATTATCTAAAACTGGCTGATCGATAGATTTAGATGCTCCTCCACCATTCTGGAAAGTGTGATAATCATTGATTGGGCAAGATTCCTCCTCATCACAACTAAAGAATTGCAGTACAGAATTTACAAATCCCAAAGCACTTGTCATATTTCCAGTTATTCCATCGAGTAAAGATGAAGACTGATTTAATATTGTTGCAACATTGGTTAAAGGCTGACTTACGCCCCCAGTTGCAGAATCAATCTGTCCAAAAATAAAACTAGAAGTCTGTCCAGCAAGAGAATCAATTTTACCAGAAACATATGCAGAAGAATCAGAATATAACAATGAATTCAAAGGAAAAGAATTAGAATCTCCAGAAGCACTTCCCCCAAGTTCAACATAAGAACCCAAAGATTCTGAAACTAAATTTCCAATAGGAGATATTGCGGCATCCACTCCCTCAGTAATTTCTTGAATTACATTTCCCAATACATTTCCCGTAAGTTGCTCAACTGAACAAATTGGAACAACTGGAGCAGTTCCTTCTTCTGGTGCAACTTTTTTTAAATTGCCAGAATCATCTTTAAATAATTTACCCAAGAATGATCCTATCAAACCAACTAATTTTCCAACTATTTTATTAAAAAGACAAACAATTTTACTTGTGCTTTTATCCTTTAACTTTAAAACTTTATTTCTTTGATTTGGGAATATTTTATCAACTATTTTAGAAATTCTAGAATTCATTTCTTTAATCACATATGCTTTAACCTGCTCAAAGATACTTTTCATATAGGATGCAATTTTTGACGCAGCAGAATCTATTAATGATTTTAGTTTAGATTCATTTAGATTAGTAGATACTGCATCAATATAACTGTTTGCTGCTTGCTGAACCTTATTAATATCTTTTGTAAGATTCTCAATTACTATTTGTATATTTTTTAGATCTGTTTTTTGCTTCTTACAAGGACTAGAAAGAGGAACCTTTCTTAACATTTTTTCATTACGAATTACATCAGCTGCACTTAATTCGTGCGGATTATCTGGTTGTTCTCTAGTTGCACCAGGTTGAGAAGGAGAAGTTGAAGAATTTGATTCTTGGCATCTATTTTTAATTCCCTTTGCTACTTCAGATTGAATAAATGCCGCCCTATCCTCTTGTCTCAATAGACCGGAGTTTATTCTCGCTTCCGCTTCTATTATAGCTCTTTGTTGATCTTGAAATTGTGCTTTTGATAAAGGAAGATCTGATCTTAGACCATATTGATTTAACGCAACTCCAGATGGAGGGGGAGAACACTCCGCAGATTGCTCTGTTGATTTTGGTTTGTTTGTGACCAGTGCCTCTGCAGGTACTTTAATATTTAAATCTTTGTCTCCATTTGCAGGAGTTGCGAATCCACTAGTGGGACCAAAATTAGTTTTATCTGTACCAGTTTGTGTGCCCAATACGGTCTGAGCATTATTTCCAAGAACCCCCATTATAACAGGAACTTGTTGGTCTTGCCCGTCTAAAAAGAATCCAAAAACAAAATTACCCTGCCGAATATTTGGAGTTGCAGATGCTGCTGCCTGTCCTCCCCCAGCGGTGATTGGATACATCACTTGTGCCCAAGGAAGTTGATCGGAAGGAATTGTAGTCTCCTCCCGATCGTGCAATCCAATTATTCTAACTTTATATCTACGACCCCACCCAGGAACTTGATCTTTACTTTCAAATTTTCCAGGAATAATATTGTCTCTCCAAGTTGAATCATCAGCGATCTGTCCGATCCACCAATAAAAATGAGATCCTAGAAATCCAGGATTAAATAAAGACCCACCTTCCATTACTTATTAATCCTCATATATTCTACACTCAAGAGCATTTGGGTGAGAGTCGCAATACAATTCAAGTGAAGTTGGATCATAATCTTCGTCTGGGTGATTTACTTGATACTGCTCAAGTGCATTGAGTTCATCGCTCAAATGACGACGACGCTGACTACTAACATTAGAATCGTTTAATTCATCAATATCATCGTTAATATGTTGTTGAAGACTTTTGTTAGTCATAATGGTACTTTACCAGAAGTGTGATTGCCAACTCTACCAAAAGAATCTCTAACCAAATTTAATTTAGTATAAGTTTCTTTTGGGGAAATGTAGTGACATAAATCTGCTATAATATATAGACCACCATATTCCTTATTTACCTCTTCATCATTAATCGACAATTCTTTAGCATCTACAAAAACAACATCCCCAGCGTGCAAAGAAAAATCTCCAGGGATAGTAATAGTACTCTTTAAAGAAAATAATTGATTGTATCTCATTATAGATTGATTTAATATATTCTTATATTCAAAATTTTCTTCTTTGGATTTACTAAGTTGCTGTTGAGTGTTCCCAGAGGGTAATGTTCCTTTATCCAATAAGTAATAAGTTGTCCTAGAAAATTCTTTATTACTGCCAAGTCGGTTAAATTCTGGGTTTAAAGTTGGAAGTTCCTTTCCTCCTAGTTTTAAAGATTTTTCTTTTTCTTTTGCATTTGGAGTAATAACTTCATAATAACAACTAAAGGGATCAAATAAAACTGTGCGAGTTGAAAATGCTCCCATTTTTAATTTTTCTTGGACATCAACTCTATTATCTTTATAATAATCAAGTGCTTTAACATCATATCCAGAAGGAACATTATCTCCCCTAGAGTCTGGTGTTTGGTTGAATATAATAGACTTTTTCTTTTCTTGGCTTAATAAAGAATCTATAGACTTAAATTTAAATCCATCTGTAGTTTCAAAGAAAAAATATCCCGCAGTATTTCCAGTCGCTTCTGAAAAATTAGGGACTGCTTTTTTAGACAACCAATTTAAAGCATAATATGGTTTTCTATTATTTCCAATAAAATTATAGTTATTAGATGTATCTTCAATATCAACTTTTTTGCCCGTGGAAAGATATTTTTGGTCCGTTAAAATCTGCTTAATGTGTTCGGAAATTTTACCATCAAATCTTTCATTGAGTCTAATTTTTTCATTCATAATAAATTCTTTGGAAACTAATTCCAATTGAATCATAGATTTTGTAGTATCTTCTGAAATTGGAGAAACTTTATTCACATAAAGAACTAAGTCTAAAGTAACTTCATTATTATCAGTAAATTTCAAATATACTTTTTCCTGCCCAACAATAGGCAAACCATCTACTACTGTTTTATCATCAACCGAATTTCCAGTATCAGCAAAAGTATAAGTTGCTTTAATAGTATCCTGCAGAATACTTTCATAATACATTAGACGAACAGCACCATTCACAACGCTCGCAGTTTTACTTTGATCCTTATTAGAAACTACATCTAGTCTCTGTATATAAGAAGATTCTGCGCTTTTAGTTGCTATGAAATTCGCCATTTGTTATTACCTCTTACTTATATTTAACCACCAACATAAAGAGAGTCAAATGGATCGGATTCACTTTCGTTAGAAGAAATCATCAAACCTCCCCCACCTTCATAAGCATCCCCACTTCCCGCAACAATTTGAGTATTAGGTACAATTACAATTTGCTCAGACCCAGATTCATACGAAGCAAAATTACTTAAAACATTTATAGCATCTTTATATTTTGCCTTATTAATAGCATCTAAGAAACCTGGAAAAGTTCCTTCAATTGCAGCAGTAGAATCTGCATCAATAACAAACTCTCTTCCCTTCTCAGCAATTTTTGCAATATGAGGGTATGACTTAGTAAATCCACCTTTATCATAACCATTCAATTTACTACTCATATGCATCAATACGGTTTTACCGGATCCAGGAACGGTTGCATAATTTCCACCACCACCAGGATCATTTTGAAAATTAGTAAGTCTAAAAGGAACCAAAGGGAATCCGGGCATATTAACATCAAATGCAGCTTTCCTGCCAGAATGAGTATGCATTGCTTGACCTTTTCTAATCAGATTAACATAGTAATCATTATTTTTATTTGCTAATATAGGAGTTCCGTCAGAAAGTTCTGGTTTTAACCCAGATCCTGCCATTTTTTTGATTAAAGGAACTCCATCCCTTACTAAAGTATCAACAGATCCATCAAAAGATTGAAAGTGTGCGTGAGACCAGTTAGGTTGAGACATATATGTTCTTCCAGTTAATCCAAATCTCCAATTCCCAGAACCAGAACCAACATCACTAGAATAAGATGTTTCTCCTTTTATATTAGCATTAACCTGCGCTGCACTTAATTTACCTGCCTTAAATTGTCCTATCATTGCCCCACCAGGTTCAAATCCAAAAGTATGCCCGTGCCTTGATTTTTCTGTCTCGTTTGCAAGATGATTATTTGCTTTTTCATAAGCATCTGCTCTAAAACTGTCTCTTGCTCCAACAAATTGTCTAGCAGATTGTTGTTTATTAGTATCTAATAAAGCGGCAGCAACTCTCTCAAGTTGTTCCTGTGTTTTACCGTGAGTTTTAGAAAACCTAATAGCATCTTGTTTTGTTTTTATTTTTGACCAAGCATCAGTACCACCATATTGTCTAACTGGTTGAAATTGACCAGGATTTAATATTGCTTTTTTGATAGTAGGGGCATTCCAAGCAGGATATTGTGTTCTATTATAAATCACTTGAGCAACATCTGCAGAACCTTGTGGATGAGAATTTTCAAACATTGCTGCTGTAGCAAGCAACCAAAAATCTTCACTATCACTAGAAACTTGAACTCCTCCACCTTCTCCCATATCTTCCGCACTTGGAGCAGTTTTTTCATCTCCTCCGGGTTTCCTAAGTCTCAAGTTTTCCTGTATTTCCCTCAGCGTTTTCTGAGAATTTGTCTCAGTAGATTCCTTAAATGCTTTTGCTACCCAATCACTAATATCACCACCTTGAGCAATGGCATCTAGTGTTTTAGGATCAACAAATCCACCCTCAGCAAAAGCAGCAAGACCACCCTTTAATTTCCCATCATCTATTCCTTTTGCAACCAACATATTAATTCCAAGACCAACATTTTTATAGTCTTCTTGTGTTGGTTTTTGCCCCAAAAGTATCTTAGAAGTAATTGCAAGTATTGGTCCAAAGTAATCACTATCTCCAAGATTCTTACCCGCGTTTTGAATCATTTTAAATGGATTAATTAATTCATTTGCTTTTTCCTGCATCATTTTAAAGGGATTTGGAAATAACCCAAATAATTTTTGCTCCCCACCAACATCAGAACCAGGAGAAGTTGCCTCAACATCACCAGGTTTTTTTGGTACTAATTTTCTTTTATATTTTGCTTTTCTTGTTAGTGTTCTTCTTACTCCACGCTGAGGTCTTCCAGATCTTGTTATTCCGCCGCCTGCTTTCTTAACAGTCTTTCCTTTCGCGGATGAAGACTTACCACCAAAAAGAAAATCATATAAGACACCACCAATAGCATCACCAGCAACACCCCCTAACAATCCCCCAATAAAGTTTCCAGCAACAGGCACAACGGTTCCTGCAGCAGCACCAACAGCACCAAGGAGTCCTGCACCAATTGCTCTAAATGCTGCTCTTCCAGGGTTCTCTCCAAGAGCAACAGACAAACCAAAATCAATCAGTGCTCCAACTACCGGAAGAGGAATCCTTTTTAAAAATGGTCTTACCGAAGAAAGAAGTGCTCTATTACCACCACGTCCAACTGTTACTTTAGGTCTTTGTCTAAAAGGATTTCTTACATCAGGTCTCCCTACTGTTCTACCACCACTTGTAGTAACCTTAGGTTTTCCGCCAGGTCTTACCGCAGTACCACGTCCCTTCCCACCACCAAATCCACCAGAACCAGCAACAGCCATTCCTGCGATAATAGCAAGATTTAAAAACTGATTTAATGAACTAGATAGTTGATCAAACTGTTTTGCGCCATCATCACCAAAAAGATTTTTTATAAATCCACGAGTAGCATCATAAGCCTTATATCCCCAATCAATAAAAGTTACAAGACCATCTAAAAGTTTTCCACCAACACCAAGAACAAAATCAGTTGCCTTACCCAAAAACTTTACAATAGGTATTATCTTTGGCAAATGATCTACTAGTCTGACTGCAAAATATCCAAGAATAATATTTCCAATAAAGTTCTTTACCCAATCCAAAAATCCCATTCTAGGCAGACTAGGCATTTTTATTTTGCCCTTTTCTGCGTTTGGTTTTGTTTCTAATTTTTCTTCTATTTTTTCACGTCTCTCAGAACTCTCTTTTTTCTTTTCTTCATTCAGTTTTTTCTTATCTGCTGCTAGAGTTCCTTTTAATATATCATCAATTTGAATTACTTTAACACGAACAATACCAAGATTTTCAACAGACTTATTAGTAAATCCTATAGATGAGGAACCTTTAATAATATTATTATTAACTTTTGATAGTGCTCCCCCTTTTGCGGAAGGCAAAAACTTTTGGGTATTAATCGCCATTTATCTTACCTCGCCAACCCTAAAGTATTTTGCTTTGATCTACTGCCTCTAGTAGAAGCACTGAAATTAGGTACATTTGAAGTTGATGGTTTGCTTCCACTTCCTCTTCTACCATTCATTCCACCTCCAGCAACTACAACTTTTGGTTTGGGTTTTGTTGGAGGTGATAAAGGTTTTCTCTTATTTAATTCTGACTGTCTCTTAGCAATAGTTGCTTGGGTTGCTCCCCTTGCTTTCAAGGAAGAAATAGATCCTTTTGATGCCTCATCATATTTCTTTCTTGCATTTGCAGCATCAATATTTTTATACGCACCGGGATTTATCATTCTTCCAAGTGATTCAAGTGGATTACTTGTTCCTGTTCCTGGTTGCGGTCCTCTTACATAAACTGTCTTACCACCTCTCATTGCTTTATATCCAACAAAAGGTCTTCCTTTATCATCAGTCATAATCTGAGTTTTAGGAGCATCTTTAAAGGACTGGTCTTTTAATCCATAACCACCCATAATTTTTCCACCTTGGAAAGTCTTTGCCCCTAAACCAGACAAAATAGTTTTTGCTTGCCTTGATAAAACTTCAGAACCAGTTTCTCCACCAAGTTTAATAACTTTCTGAAGAATTCCACCAAAACTTTTTTGGAATCTTTCTTCTTTATCAACAAGTTCTCTCAACTTTTCTATTCTATTTCTAAGTTTTTCTGGCGATTCTTTTCTTGCCTTTTCAATAGATGATGCAAGTCTCTTTGCTTCAACATAATCCAATCCACTTTGCACCAAATAACTTAACAATAATTCCACACCAAGAGACTTGAGATTTCCAAATCCACCAGGAACTTTCATATTAGTTTTTATTTGCGGAACAGAAAGTCCTCCAGTTATTCCAGTTCTAGCAAGTCCTCCACCAGTATAAGGAACAATAGCACTGGTTGCGGGGATAGGTGCTCTAACATTTTTCGCTGCTTTTGAAAAATAGTCTGCAGGAAGATTACTAAATTGACCTCTTAAAAAATAATCTGATTTAAGATTTGTGAATTGACCTCTCAAATTTGATTTTGGTGTGTTTAATCTTGGTAAGTTTTCTGCATATCTTGGAGCAGTTTTTGCATCCATATCAAATTTCTTCGCCAAGTCATCAAGTCCTGCTGCTGCTCTAGAACTTTGAGTAAATGATTGTGGATTATTAACTGCTTTTATTTTGTCTGCTGCAGATTGGCGAATAGCATCAAGCGCATCATCAGCACCGTGATGTCCCTGAAATATTCTTTCGTAAATATTTTCTCCACCGACCATTTTTGCAAAATCAGGCACTCCATTCAATTTCTTAAATGCTTTAAACAAATCTTCTTCTGTTCCAAATTGCCTAAAAACACGTGCAGCACGTCTAAGAGTATCAACATCAGGATTTGTTCCATAACTAGAAGCAAGAGGTATATCACCAATCATACCACCACCTTGGGCATAAGTGGTTCCGCTCATAATCTTAGGTTTGTTAGTTCCACCTCCAGCGGCATTCATTGCCTCCAAAGTATCAACACCATACTTAGCAACAGCACCCCGAGACATCACAAACTCGCCATCAGAAAGCATCGCAGGAACTTTATCTACACCCTTCTCACCACTTACAAACCCATTTACAAATCCACCACCATTAAACATTCCACCCAAACCACGCTGCAAAACTTGCTCTCTTTGCAGTTGTGTTGATCCTGGAGTTCCTTGTCCAGGTTTTACCCCTTCTCTTTTTTGTTCATTTTGTTGAGAAGCAGCATAAGCACCAACACCAGCAGCAGCTGCACCACCAACAACCAAAGAAGTAAGTGGATTTTTTGCAATGACTTTTAGAAGTTGAGGTATTGCAACTTTTCCTATTTGGAATATAAATCTGCCGACAGTCCCTGTTAAACCTCTAACCAACTTACCAAAACTTGTTCCAAATAAAATATAGGACCCAAGTAATGCAGGCCACCAATCTTTTACAAAACGAATAATAGATTTAACTTTACTTACATTCTTTTCATCACCCAACCATTCTACAAGTCTATATACGATTCTTCCAAGTATGACTGTGGTAAAGAATTGAAGTATTTTATCAAGTAAGGATTTTACTGGAGCAATAATTTTTTCTGCTAATTTCTTTAATCCTTCAAACCTTTTTTCTAATTTATTCTCTGCAAGATTTCTTTTCTCTTGTTCTGCTTTCCTTTTTTCATATGCAGATGCATCATCATCCACTTTCTTTTGCAGAGCAAGTGTATCTGCAATCGAAGACATATACTTAGCAATTGCAGAAATATCTTCTTCTATTCCTGCGCCAACTTTTTGAGAAACTCCAGTATATTTCTGCAATGCACTAGATGGGGATCTCACAAGAGCATTTCCGCGAGGTCCCTTCATTCCACCACCAGACGCTGGAGAAGGACCTTTCCCAGGAGAAGAAACTGCTGCTTTTGCTGCTTTTGTGGTTACGACTTTATCAACAAACTTTTCAAAACTTATCTTATTTTTTCTTCTAGAAAATCCTTCTTTTAATTGTTCTTTAGATAATTTTTGCCCACCGACAGTATTCTCCGTAAGGAGTTCATTTAGGTAATATTCATACCTATCCTTACCAAAAAAACTAGAAGCACTTATTGCTTTAGAAGTGGGCATTGCTCATCTGCTGTTTTTGTTTTAACTCTTCTTCTTCAAGGTGCTGTTGCAATAAACTAACGTAAATATCCCTTTCCCAAGGGATCATACCTTCAATTTCCCATAATGAATATTTATGGTATTGCATCAAAGAAAAATTAAGTTTGAAATAATTTTCAAGGTCCATATGGACCATACTCACGCGAAAAAAGATGCTAACCCTTCTAAAACAACTTCACTTTCAACTTCAGTAACTGGATTCTTATTATCACTGAAATCAAAATTGTTCTTAATAAATTGATCCAATGAAGGATATTTCATTTCCATCATAATAGAATCATCTAGTTTAATTCTATTTGTATGACTTTCATTTTTTTGAACTTTAATATCATCCAAATTAATTTTCACAGGAACTTGAGTTGTTTCATCGTCAGGGCAAATAATATTAACCTCAAGTTCCTCTCCAACAGATTTACCACGAATATTTAAAAACAAATATTCAATATCAAAAGTTGGAAGAGATTCTACCTTGATATTTTTAGTAAAAATACAATTCTTAATTACAGTTTTAATTGCAGTTGTAATTTGCTTTATATCTTCACTTTCTAAAGCAATCACAAGCAACTTTTCTTCTTTGACCAAGAAAGGTCTATATTGAATTTTTTGATCCGTAGAAGGCAACTCAAGTTCATAGGTAGGCGCAGAAATCTTAGGTAAAGGCATAATATCCTATAAAATTTTCAGGTGTGATTATTTATGGTGCTAGAGGACCAATGTTCCTACCAACATAAGGAAGACCCGATTCAACAAAACGCGAATTTGCATTCACTGCACTAATAATCTCATCACCTTCAAAAGATTGGATAGAATTGCCAGAAGAAAGTGCATTTTGAATACTTACTCCTCCAGTCGTATCTACACCAAACTCAGGATTTACGAATGTCTGATAAGCATTAAGATTAAATCCTGCTTGTTCTAATGGATTATTCAATGATGCTTGTGGATTTTCACTATTTGTTGGAGGAGGAGATCCATTAAGATCCTCAACAAAGTATCTGGTGTAAGAAAATGACACAGTACATTTAAGTAACGAAGAAGAGTCATAAGAAATAGGCATAGAAGATATACTAATCGGATATGCCTTCAAAAAAGTATAAGTAAGTTTTGTGGTATAGTCCTTTTCAAATTTAACAATACTAAGATTTTGAGTTTGATATTCTTCTGGATATCTTACTGTATAAAAATAATTCGGAGATTTAAGACCCAACGGTGTATTATTTGGACCACCAGAAATACTTTCATTTGAAATGAACTTAAGCCAAGTTTCAAAAAATCTAATTACAGTATATCTTGTATCGACATAAAAGGTTAAATCTATTCTATCGTCATATATTCTACGATATGCGTGCCTTTCAGTTACGCCAGTATAATCATTATTGATTTCAATGGTTGCTAGAGAGGATCCAGGTAAAGTTGCTTCACAGCAAGCAAGTTGTAAATCATTTTGAATCCCAGAAAAGATTATCCCATTCGTATTCATCATCGAAGAAACAGGATCTGGAATCGAAAGAAAAAGTTCATAATGAGAAGTTGTTGCTGGCTGCAATAATGAACTTTTTATATCAGATATTTTTCTAGGTTTTGGCGTAGAAATGGCCATCTATAAATACTTTTTGATCGTATATATTATGTAGTAGGGATAATGGGAGAAAGTATTAAGAGTAAGTACAAACCATCATACCCAGACAAATACAAAGGAGACTCTTCCAATATAATCTGTAGAAGTAATTGGGAAAGAAAATTTTGTTATTGGTGTGATCATAATCCAAGTATAATTTCTTGGGCATCGGAAGAATTCTGTGTTCCTTACGTATCGCCTGTTGATGGCAAAGTCCATAGATATTTCCCAGATTATTTAATTAAAATCAAAGAAACATCGGGTGAAATTAAAAATTATGTGATTGAAGTAAAACCAAAGAAACAAACTCTTCCGCCAAAACAAAGATCCAGAGTTACAAAATCATATCTACACGAATGTAGAACTTATGCAGTAAATCAAGCAAAGTGGAATGCGGTTAAAGAATGGTGTGCAGATAGACTATTAGAATTTAAAATAATCACAGAAGAAGAGTTATTCTAATGGCAGAAGGTTTTGGTCAATATCTCAATTTACCTCCAAGAATGAGGGAACTGAAAAAAAGAATTCAACGAGAAAGAGCTACTGATTCCGAAGACTTGATGATAATTATCATAGATGAATTAAAAGAAGAAGCATTATACCCAGAAGTAGGAAAATTTTATACCTTTATCTACAATGCCAAAACTCCAGGTCTTAAGTACGATCAGCATCCACTAATTGCCTGCACATCAATAGAACCGTGGGGATTTAGAGGAATTAATTTTCATTGGAGAAAATACCGACAATACACTTGGCAAGAAGTTGCAGGAAAACTTCACGTAGTAAGGTATGAAGAACTTGACGAAATGCTTACTATACCTTATGCAAAATTCCTACTAAATAAATAAGAAACTCCCATTATAAATGTCTCATACTCTACAAAAAATTGAGATGCTTATTCCTACTAGAGGTGGGAGGAACTTTTAATGGCAACAACAAAATTAATAGAAAGCAAACCTACAATTACAAAAGTTGGATCTCAAGGAACTCCTCTAGAATATTATGTTCAGACGCAGTATCAAGTAGATAATAATGGAAAACTAATTCCAGGGACTCAAAAATCATATATTGCTTACAATAATTCTACAACCTTTGTAAAAAACTGGGTCCAAGCAGCGGAAACTTCTAATGGAGGAGCAAGCTGGACCTTTAAGAATGGAATAGATGAGAAACCAATTTTTGGAGCAGATGCTCAAAAATCTTTAAAAGATGGTGCTTTAAAAACAGATACTCAGAACGCAATTAAATCCTCCGCAAAGAGTGCGCCACAGCCACTATCTAACCAAGACCAAGCACAATTGGCAGTAAGTGCAAAAAATCAAGCATCAGAAACGGTAACTACAGAAGAAGCGCAAGCATCTCTATCAGATATAACCTCAAAAGAAACCGAAGCTTTATCAAGGTCTTCTTTTCCAAAAAATTTAACATATCCTGCAGATCTTCAAATTGCTCAACAGGACGTAATACAATTTAATATGGTGAAATATTCACCAAGAAAATTTAAAAGTGGAGAAGGAACGATAAACCCAATTCAAGAAAGAAGAGAAATTACAGATGAATTAATCATAGGAAGAGTATATTTACCAATACCAGGTGGAATTTCAGACACTAACGCAGTGACTTGGGGAAGTGATGATATGAATCCCATACAATCAATGCTTGCAAACATTGCTATGTCAGCAATTGGTGGTGGAGGAGAAGCAGGTGCTAATACCACTGAAGGAACAGTTGGAGATATTGGAAATAACTCCGCAGATGCAAAAGAATGGGTAAAGAGTTATTTTGCACAAGCAGCAACTGGGACAACGAATTTATTATCAAGAACCCAAGGTGCAATAACAAATCCAAATATGGAGTTACTGTTCTCAGGTCCAACACTAAGACCTTTCACATTTAACTTCAAACTATCTGCAAGAGGTACTAAAGATAGAGATGAAATTCGTCAGATTATAAGATTCTTCAAACAAGGAATGGCGGTCCAGAGAACACAATCCCAACTCTTCCTAAAAGCACCTCATACATTCAAAATAAGATATTTGCATAAAGAAAAAGATCATCCATATATTAATCTAATTAAAGAGTGTGCCTTGCAATCATTTACCGTAAATTATACTCCAGAAGGAAATTATATGACCTTTGCAGATGGTCTAATGACTTCCTATGAAATATCAATGCAATTCCAAGAACTCGAACCAATCTTTAATGATGATTATAGAAACCTTGATGGAAAATCAATAGATACAAATATAGGTTACTAAAATGGCAAACGAATATTTTAGAAAAGTTCCAGATTTTGAATATGTAAATAGACTTCCAAATTCTAAGATTGGAGACTATATTCAAGTCAAAAATTTTTTTAAGAGGGGAAAAATTAGACCTGATATTTTTCAAAATCTAATGTTCTTTGAAAAATATAAGATAGTTGGTGACGACAGACCAGACAATGTAGCATATGAATTTTATGGAGATTCCAATTTAGATTGGATTGTTTTAATTTCCAATAATATTCTTAGCATACAAACCGAATGGCCCTTAACCCAAACTTCATTTGACACCTACTTGTTTGAAAAATATAAAGTTGTTGGGGATACAGAGACAGATACTTATAATCGAATTTATAATGGGATACATCATTATGAAACAACTAGGGCAACCAATTCTTCTGGTGCAATTTTAGTAAGAGAGGGATTGATGGTAGATGAAAATTATTCCCTTACATACTATGACGAACTAATTTCAGCATATTCAACCATATATCCAGTCACTCCGATTACAAATTATGAGTATGAAGAAAAAATCGAAGATAATAAAAGAAGTATATTCTTACTTAAAGCAAGATATTTAAATGTTATTATTGATGATATGGACGATATTATGAAATACAAAAAAGGTTCCGGTCAATTTAAAACCGAAACCTTAAAAACTGCTGATAATATTAGACTTTATTCCTAATCAATCATTTGCGAGACGAGAAAAATATGCAAGAGCATCATCTTCATCGTCATCATCTGAAGTGACTTTAGGAAGAGAAGAAGACTTAGAACGAGTATAAGACTCTTCAAGTTCTTCCACTACACGACTTTGGACTGTTGGAGTTTGAACCAAGTCTTCCAGATCGTCTTCTTGTTCAATTACTGCACGGGAACGGGTAGGAGATGAACTCTTAACACCAAGAACCATATTCATACGACGTTCAAGATCTTCATAAGACTTAAACTGATCTGGAGCAGTAATTGCAGTTAGAGAATACTCTTTCTTCCAGATAGATTCAAGAGCATCATCATCATCCAGGAGTGGTGCAACGCGGTCAAATTCAGACTTATCGTAATTCCAATACCCATCTTTCTTTACGATTTTGAGTTTGAAATTAGCACCTGCCCAGAAGTCAAAAGGATTGATGGGTTCTTCGTCCTCAAACTCAGGTTGCATTGCTTCCATAATCTTATCAAAGATTTTCTTACCATACTTGAAAAGAAAAACCTTTCCTTCATTTTGAGGATTTGCAGGATCCTTTACAACGTAAATATTGCTATAATAGTTAAGCTTACGTTTTTGCTTACGAACAATTTCTTTATTGGTTTCAGAACCAGTATTCCAAAGTTCGCGGTTATGTTCCCCAAGAGGATCTTTTTGCCCGATAGTGGTCAAAGAGTTTTCAATATACCATCCACCAGGACCTTGGAAAGCGTGCGAGTACATCTTTGCCCAAGGAAGTTCTTCACCATCGGGTGCAGGAAGGAAACGAATTACCGCAGATCCTACTCCGTCCTTTCCCATTTCGGGTTTCCATAGACGTTCATCAGCACCACCCACACCAGGAGTGCTCATTTTTTCAACTTCCTTCACAAGTTTCTGTGTCAGAGATCCAAGAGAAGATTGCTTTTTAAGAGATTCAAATGACATTTGATTACCTTTGTTAATTGTATTTGGCCTTTGTAACTTTGCTTAAGGGATCGTTCAGCCCACTTTATTCTACAGGTCTGACCCCGTTTTGTCAATCTGCTCTTTCATCATATCCAGCATTTTTGACATATTGTTGAGAATGATATTCATATCCGTTCCAGAGGGCATCCCCATCATAATCGCAGAATTTACAATTCTTTCTTTCATTTCTTTTGCCTCTGGATCATCTGACAAACTCATTCTTGTATAAAGAACTTTTTGCTTATCTAGAAGAGTTTCAAGAACTTCAACATGCTCAAGTTTTTCTTGTTTAGACATCGTTGGAAATTTAAAAATATTTCCGTAAATTTGTTCTTGAAGTTCAGCAATTTCAGTCATCTCTGCACGGACAACTTCAGATCTAAAAAAACTCATTGATCCTCCAAAATAAGATCTTTCAAAATTTTACGATAGCGAAAGATGTCAGTATTTATAAATGGTGTGTACTTTCTAACTTTACGACTAACGGTTTCCCATACAGGATCTTTAAGTTTTTTGTCAAAATTCTTTGAGTATAAAAAGATCTTATCGAAAAGCACCATTGTTTCCAATGATATTTTTCCACTTAGAAAATTTTTAAGTAGAACTGGATGTCCTTTTGAACACTTAAAGACATCTTCAAATTTATTTTCTTCGAATAAAGATTGACTTTCTTCTTTAAAAATATAGGAAAGTGATTGAATTTTTTTCTGCCAATCTTTATATCTATCTTCACCTTCCTTTATCATTTCACCAATCCAAAGTGTTTCTGGATCAGAGCATGATACAAAATTAGCAACAAAAAAATCAACTATTTCTTTATCTGATTTTTGCCTTGCAATCTTTTCAAACCAAAATCGATCTTTCCGTTTGTAGAAAGATTGTACCGTTGCTCTACTTTTTCCACAGTACTTATGATAGTCATAACTATCTTTTGTAAAGTGATTTTTTAGAGCAAGGTACTCACGATAGGCATCGAATGGCATCATTCAAAAAAGTAATATAGGGATTTTTTTGCCGGAATTTTTTTCGACCAAAAATGGATTAAAAAACCAATTTTGCACGGGAAGTTTTTTTAAGAAAATTAAGTTCCATTGCTTCGTATTTAATTTTTTCCTTCAAAGGTTTAGAGATAAGTTTTGGAACTGATTCCAAATCAATATTATTATGTTCACAAAAATGAATAATAGCATCAATATAATTCATTTCTATATTAACGTGAACAAGATTTTCAATTTCTTGTGCAAACCTCGATGGGCAGAAAAACTTACTTTCTAGTGCTTTCTCTAACTCATTCTCCATTTGACCCAGTATTGTGATGTACAAATTCTTTAATGTATCGAACTAGAAGTTTAATATAGTCCCCTTTATTTCTTTTGTCAAACACTTTAACTTCCCCACCAGGAGTAACCATTAGCGTGATAAGTTTTTTAACCACTTGTCCTGTAAGTTCATAATATGCGGCAGCATAAAATGTTTCTTGGACGAAGTAATTCTCAATCCATTTTTCCGGTTTGATTTTATCTGATGTTTTAAAGTCTATTACAGCCAACTCGCCTTCATATTCCGCAATGCAATCGACTCTTCCAGCAAGTCCAAGATATTCTGAATAAAGTGTTCTTTCAATTGCATGAATATTATTTATCTTATCAAGATAAGGTTTTGCATGATGAAACATATGTTTTGTCAGGAGATGATAATCATCCCAAACAAGTTCTTTATTTTCCAAATAATCCTGACAGACTTGGTGAAAATCAGTTCCTCTTGCGGTTGCTTTCTTTGTAATACGATTTGCTTCTTCAAGTCCTACACGTTTTCTCCAGTCAATAAAGATTTGACGATTGTAAAAAGAAGTGACTGAAGTGATAGAAGGCACCCAATCTCCACTTGGTAGATTATAGAGACGGATGCTCTCTGTTGTTTTGCATTCTAGTTCAATATCACCTAAAAAATTATGATGAATAAATGTCATACACCGACTTCCATTTTAGCAAGAATATATTCCTTCACAAATCCGGAACGAACAATATCATCAACACCAAATTCAATAATATCAATTGAGGGCATGATACGAAGAACCTTCATAAAATCAACGATTCCATTCTTTTCATTGGTCTTAACGAGGTCAGATTGAGTAGCATCACCACAGAACATGATTTTACTATTCTCTCCTACACGAGTAATGATACTATCAAGTTCATGATAGTTCAGGTTTTGGAATTCATCTACGATAATGATTGAGTTGTCCAGAGTAGTTCCACGAATAAAAGAAGTACTCCAAAAACTAATTGTACCTTGAGTTTTGAGGTTTCCATAGAGCATTTCAAAAGATGCATCATCTGGCATTTGGAACATATACTTTACCATATTCTTATAAGGAATTTGATAAAGAGATGACTTATCTTCGTGGTCTCCAGGAAGAAAACCAATTTCACGAGTAGCAACAAGAGACCTTACAATATAGATTTTTTCGTAAGGACTTCTTTCATCTAAAACATCTTGAAGAGCATTATAAAGAGTGATGAAAGTTTTACCTGTTCCAGCACATCCATAAGCAACGACATGTTGATTTTTTTCATATGATTTATACAAAAGTTTTTGATTGTCTGTGAGAGGTTCAATCTCTCTCATCAACTCAGAACCAATTGGTTTTTTACGCTTCATTTGTTTAGCGGTCATACCAACGCCAATTGGTTGATCATCTGTCCTTCTTCTTCTTGCCATTTAGATTTTTGTAAATGATTTGTTATTTTTAATACATGTTCAGCGAATGAAGATACATCCATATCACTTTTCATATAGTTGCATTTAGTGCAACAAGGAACACAATTTTGTTTTTCATATCCCTTTGTATTATCTATTCTATCAATTCCATTATAAGGAACAGGAACTCCTACATGTTTTCCCCTACCTCTGTTAGGTTGTTTTAATTCTGGTTCTGATCCACAATAATAGCAATTTTGTTTAATAATTTCAAGATGTTCTTCTTTTGATAGATCAAAATCTATATTTCTGGATTTAGCCCCAGATTGATACTGTTCATAAATGTACCTATAAACGCTTTCAGGTTTTCTTCTTTTTTGAGAGTTTAGATTATTTCTATAAGTGTGCTTGCATCCACAACTTTTTGCTCTGTCTAATTCATTTTTACATAAGAAACTTTCATACATAAAAATTTTTTCATTTCCACAAACACATCTACATAAAAGTTTTTTTCTTTTTCTGCCGTTGGAATAAGTTTCAAAAAAAGGAGGAGAAATAACTTCAAGATAATAAAATTTATCTCCCACTTTTATTTCTGGATGCTTTATAAAAGTTCTAGACATAAACCTGGTTGGAATAGCATAAACTTATTTATATTATATCCAGGTTATACAGGTTTAACTCTTGATTTTGGGACTTTGCTTACACGACCTAGGACATCATTCCATCCTGGATGAGACTTTTTCAGTCTATCATAGACCTCACCAATTTCACCAGATGCAGGACAGGTACTTGGGTCTGACCAATCTCTTTCCCACTCTGGATTGTCTTTTTTCCATTGATCCCATTCATGAACACTAAGAACTATTTCTTTTTGTTCACCCGTGGATTTATTAACGACGGGGTACGTAGCCAAATTCATTCCTCCATAGTGTGTAAGGATATTTAGTCAATGATAATAGAAGGAGCGTCATCACACTCAATACAATCTATACACTCTTGAATATCCGGATTATCTTTTAAGTATTTTTGAAGATCATCTTCAGTAAGAATAACTTTAAAGATGTGTCCTGTTAGATGATCTTTTAAACACCAACTCTTCATAAAACCTCAGGGAGAAAGTCTTGCTCTATGTAGTCGCTTCTCCTCATAATACTTCCACACATTTGGAGACCATCTCTCAAGGTGAGGAGCAATCTGCTCACACAATGATTGAATCTCTAGTTGTGCGTCCATCTTTGCTCGCAAATCCATAAAGTGAAGAACAGAGCGTAGGTTAAAAGAAACCACAAAGTTCTGACGAATTGCTTGTGCAAGATAATCCCTAATGTGTTCTTCACACATTCCCTTTTCATATTTTGCGGCATAACGCTTACAACCTTCTAGAATCCAACCAAGTTCGTCTTGGTAATCTTCTTGGGTCCAATCATACTTCTTACCATAACGATTGGTATAGAAACCAGGAGGACGAACAAAGAATACATCTTCTGGTTTGAGTTCCCCACTTGCAACTTTAATGACTCTCTTTCCAGTA